TGGCATTTGAAACAAATTTATTATACCTAGACGTCACCAACTCAAGAGTAGGTATTGGTACCTCTGAACCATCCACAGCACTAGAAGTTAACGGAACAATCACAGCATCAGCAATATCAGGACTGACAACACTCAGCGTTGATGGTGTCACAATCACAGACAACACTATAAGCACTAATGCTTCAAACGCCAATCTAGAACTATCTGGAAACGGAAGTGGAACAGTTTCTATAAACGGAATTAAATTTCCCACAGCAGATGGCAGTGCAGATAGAGTTTTAAAAACAGACGGTTCAGGTCAATTATCCTTTACAGAAATCAGTACAAATTCAATATCACAAGCAAATTCAAATGTTACAGTAACAGACACAGGGACAGGTGCAATTACTGTTGCCGCAGATGGTGGCACAATAATCACAATGAACGCAACAACGGCCTTAGATGCATCTGGTGTGACCAACGCTATTAGATTGCCTGGTGGTACAACAGGACAAAGACCCAGCGGTGCAGTTGGTGAAATTAGATACAACAGTACAACTGATACCATCGAAGGTTACACATCTGCCGCCGGTTGGGCACAGTTAGGTGCAACCACAACCACAGCAGAAAACACAGACGACACAACAACAGGTTCAAAAACTGCAATCAGTACAACTGAAGCAGTGGTAAATCAATTTACAACAGGTAGTTTTGACAGTGCATTTTACTTGACAATAACCAGAGACGAAATCAATGACCAAGTTGCAACACAAAAACACAGTTTAGTTCACAATGACACCAGTGCTTTTGTGGCAACATACAACATGGTTAGAAGTGACACGTCCACTGAATTTGTTTCTGTTGACGCAGACATAGTTGGTGGAAATGCTAGACTAAAAGCAACAGGAGACTCTGTTGTAAACTCAATCAGTTTTTACAGAATTGGTTTGGGTGACAACACCTCAGCAGGCACAACAGGAAACGTGACAACTGTGATAAACACAGACGTTGACTCTGCCGCAGAACAAATTGACAGTTGGGCGAAAGGCAGTTACCGAGGAGCAAAATATTATATCTCTGTAAACAATGCCAGCAAAACAGAATTAATGAACATTGAGGCCATAGTTGTTCATGACGGCACAACTGCTTACATCACTCCTTATGGTAATGTCAACACAGGCAACAACGACCTAATAACGTTGACTGCTGAAATAGACGGAAGCAACTGTGTGGTCAAAGCCGCAGGAAATGAATCAAACTTACGAGTAACTGTTTACAGAATACTTTTAAGTGACAGTGAATCAGCATCTTCAGGTGACAATGTTAACATCATTGGTGCAACAAACGTAAGTTCAACAGCAACCACAGTTGATACGTTCAACAATTCAACTTACACCGGCGCCTATTATGTGTTTACTGGTTTTCGTTCCGCGGGCGGTGAGGCCAGCATACAAGAAGTTATGGTTGTGTCAAATGATGATGCCTACATTGCTCATGGTCCAATGGTGTCAACAGCAGGCACAGATCAATTAAGTTTCACAGCAACTCAAACAGGTAGCACAGTTACAGTCAAAGCGGCATCAACATCTGGTGCTAGTACAACTGTAAATGGATACAGGGTACACATGTTAAGAGGTGAAGGAGGTGCAGGAACAGATATCACAGTATTAACAACCACAGCACAAACTATCAGTGGTGCTAAAACTTTCACTGATTCAACTGAACTAAAATTTGGTACTGATGCTGATGCCAACATCAAGCACACAGGTACAAACCTAAATATTCAAGAAACCACAGGTGACATCAACATTAGAACTTATGCTGATGACAGTGATGTTGTCATTTCCTCAGATGACGGCAGTGGCGGATTAGCCGATTACATTGTGGCAGATGGCTCTTCTGGTGCAGTAAAATTAAAACATTATGGTACAACTGTTTTTGAAACAACAAGCACAGGTGCAAGTATTACAAATACTTCAACCAGTGATGCACTATTGATTACAACTACAGAAGATTCAAGTTCAGCAGGACCAGTTATAGCCTTAAAGAGAAACAGTTCAAGTGTTGCAAACTCAGATTATCTCGGACAGATTAAATTCCAAGGTGAGAATAATGCTGACCAAGAAGTAAATTACGCAAAAATATCAGGTAAGATACTGGATAGAACAGATGGTAGTGAAGATGGTATCATAGAGTTTGCATTCCTAAAAAATGGATCAAACAACATCTCAGGTAGATTTAGATCTGACAGTTTACAGTTATTGAATGACACCAGCCTAAGGGTTACAGGACACATTGAACTGAAATCGCTATCAGGTGATCCATCCGGCGGAACCGATCTTGCACAGATATATGCCAAAGACGACTCGTCTAGTGCTGAAGTTTTTGTTCAGGACGAAGCAGGTAACGTTACTAAAATATCTCCTCACAATGAAAAAGGTGAGTGGGAGTACTTCTCAAGAAACACCAAAACAGGCAAAACTGTGCGTGTCAATATGGAAGAAATGATAAAAGATATCGAAAAACTAACAGGTAAAAAATATATCAAGGAAGAATAATTTTTAGTTTTTTACTGAGTACCAAACTGCTTTTCCTGTTACACTAAAATTACCGTTAAAGGCCTCTTCAACAGACTGCTTTACAGTTCCCCAATTGAAGTCATCACCAATAGAATATCCGCCTGGTTTAATTTTAGGTAAAAATGCTTTGATTTCGTTTAAAACAAAAGGATAAGAATGATCTGAATCATGAAATACAAAATCTAATGATTCGTCTGGAATCTGATCCAAAAAATCCATACTTTTGCCTTTAAAAATTGTTATACGATCTTTCCATTGTTCTGCATTTTCTCTGAAATGCTGTTCATTTTTTGCATGATCCCATTTTTCATTTTCTTTTAAATCGTGTAATGTTAACTTGTCATCTTTCCATTTTGGCTTTTTATTAAATTGCCAATCATATTCAGGATCATCATTATGTTCGGTCCAAGAATCAATACAATACATTTTTAAATCTGTATTTTTCATTAGAAAAAAAGTTGTTACACCTAACCATACTCCTAGTTCAGCACCGGTAGTCCAGTTGTGTTTTTTTGCAAAATTGGCAATGACTCTATATCTATCCATTAAACTATTAAATCTAATATTGTTTGTAATTTGCCTTTGATGGATTTATTGTTCAAAGTGTTTCTTAATCCAGCATGTAGATTTTTTGGCCAGCATTCAAAAGCACACCAACAATATCCAGAATGTTCAACATTAAGTTTAGGTAAAAATTCTGATTCAACAGCAATCACATATGTGTTAAAATAAAATTTTTGATCGTTTGAAGTAAAAAGTTCTAAGGGAATTACTTTTTTAAATGTAGGTGTCTGTCCTACTTCTTCTAAAACTTCTCTTTTAAGACCTTCAAATGCAGTCTCAGTATATTTTGCTTGTCCACCAACAAGTCCCCAACTGCCTTTGGTTTTAGGATCATTTCTTTGTAAAAATAAAAATCTTTTTGTGCTGGTGGCATAAAAGAGTGCCCCTGAGCAAACTATGTTTTTTTCCATTAATATTAATTATTTGGGAAATTTGCGTCAGCGTCAGAACCTGACTGTCCTGTGTCTAAAGATGCATTGTACTGTGACGAACCACCTGGTAAAACCATTGTCCATCTGCCTGCTAGGTATATTCCTTCATAACTTTTTACCCAACTTGTGCCATTGAATCTGTATTGTATTCCTGTGTTGCTGTTTGTAACAAACTCTTGTGTTGAATCAGGATTACTTGCATCAAACACAACACCCCATTTTCCTGTAGAAGAATTATATTGAATTATATCATTAACACTTGCCCTTAAATTACCCCATGCACTAGCATCAAATGTGTTTGTTGAATCACCAATATCACCAGTAACAAGATATCTTTGACCATTGGTTGGTGTACCTGGATTAAAAGTTAATGGATTAATTATTTTTTCTACTGACGTAAGTGTGTTTGCAGGTATTGTATCAGTGTCTATATTGAACAATAAAATAGTTTCATCTAACGGAGTTGTGCTTATTGTGCCAACAATTTCTTGTCCATCATCTTGTGTAAGTTTTATTTGACTTGTGCCATTTGTAATTTTTCCGTATTGATTTAACAACACATTCCAGTTTACTGGTGGACCAAATGGTACAAGCGGATCAAAATTGCTTGGCTCTTTGGCACCAGTGTAAAATCCATCACCGCCACTTTTGGTGTTTGTGCCAGTAGATCCAATTAACCTTAATTGATTTCCTGTTAATAATAAATTGAAGTTGTTTGGCGTTATATAACTTCTTGAAATTAAATCGCCATCTATTAATCCTTTTGTGATTCCACCGTCATCGTCATATATGCTCATTATAATTTTTTGAACAACACCTAATTTTGATATTTTTACAGGTGGTGACAACCAAATTGGCATTGAAAATTTTAAACTTGCTACATCAATATCTGAATCTGCACCTACAGGTATTGTTCTTGAACTAAATGTTATATCTGTAAGTTCAATATAACTTAAACTTGTCCAATCGATGTAATTGTCTGACTTTTGTATTTCAAAATCAGGATTAAAAAGATATAAAATTTGTTCTAAAATTTGTAATTTTTGATCAGTATTTGTCGTGTAGATATCACAAGCCACGTTCAATCTAAAAGGAGATGGCATAACTTTTTCAACAGTGTATCCAGCACCTAATTTATCTGTGTATTCGCCTGTAGTTTCGTCAAATGATCTTTCTTTTAAATGTTGTTTTTCAATATGATAAGGATTCTGCATTCTATCTCTATCATAATCTAAAGAAGTTACATATGCACTCATCCTTGGAGCGTATTGCAAAGCATTTTCAGAGTTGTTTCTAATAATATTTGCAACCTGTCTTGTAAGATCTCCGTACATGACTGGCACTGCTCTTAATTTTATTGCACCATCTGAACCTTTGCCTGTTTCAACGTTAAAATTGCTTAACACTCTAATAAATTGTGTTAAAAATTTTCTAATTTGTCCTTCGTAAAAATGTAACATTAATTGTCAGCCTTTGGTTTCAATGCATCAGTCAATGCTTGTCTTTGTTCAACTGTCAACCCATTTATAGTAGTTGTACCTGACTGATTGATAAATTTTGTTTTGTAATTAGCACGGTCGTCTGTGTTGGTTTTAGTAATTCTAACATTATCTTCAATTTTTACCCACCTCAGACCATCATATCTAAACAATCTATTTGGCAAGAAATCAGTTCTAAGGAAATAATCACCTTTGTCAACACCAGATGCTGGAAAACTTGTTCCAAAACCGGCAGGATAGCCGTTTGGTGCAACACCGTCGCCATCCAAGTAAAAACCGTAGTGTGAACTTGCAGGTGTATCAAGCACAGCGTTTACAGGTGTGTCACTGCTGGCTCTTTCTTCTTCGGTATTAACGTTGTCTGTTCTTATGTTTCCTCTTTCGTCAATTGGAGCAACATAGTATTGTTTGTAATTAAAGCCTGCTTTAGGCGAATCTGCTTCTGCTTGTGCAACAATTTGATCATTAATTTCTTTTTCTTTGTTAAATGTACTCATGTAACTTGCCAAAGAACCTGTTGTTTCAGCATCACCAATAATATCTCTAAATTCTTGAGAATCAACAAGTGTTTTTAGTTTTATTCTTAGCAGATGAGGCCACCATGTTTGTGAAAATCCTTCAGCGGCTCTGTTAACATCTTCGACCACATAATATCTTTTTAGTGCAATTGGAATTGAAGCGTCCAAACTAAAATCATCTTTCATGTGTGGAAATTCTATTACATCTCCTGACATAATTTTTCTGCCAATTCTTTCAACAGTGTCGTTTAAATGTACGGTCAAAAATAGTGTGTCATTTTGTAAAAACATTCCAAACTGACTCAAATTGAAATCTGCATCTTGCACATTATAGATACCTCTAATTGTGTAGATGTCATCGTCATACTGTCTATTTCTGTTTTCGAGAAATAGTAAATCTTCAATGGTTCTTTCATTGATTTCGCTGGAAGCGTAATTTGGCGTAGTTGGACCTGCTGGGCCATCCTTGGTGGTATCACCTTGTTTGTATGGACCAATGTACTTGTGTAGGTTTAAGTCAGTTCCACCCACCACAAACATCTCTTTGATGTTTCGGTCAAAAAACTTGTAATCATTGCCTTTTTCAGGCTTAAAAATTGATAGTCGTGGCATTGCGTACATATTTATTGTTAGGCCAAAGTCTATAAATATGAGTATGTCAGAACTACAAACCATGCAACAAGAAGTGTTTGATTATGTGAAAAATAACCTCGGTGAGGGCATGATTGAGGTTGAATTGGACCCAAAACACTACGAAACTGCACTACAAAGAGCAATCAACAGATACAGACAGCGTTCCTCAAATGCTGTGGAAGAATCTTATGCGTTTTTAACTTTGAAGGAAAATCAAAACAAGTACATTTTACCTGATGAAGTTATAAATGTGAGAAAACTTTTTAGAAGAACAGTGGGATCAAGAACAGAAGGTGGTGAAGGTGGAACACTATTTGAACCATTCAATTTAGCATACACAAACACATACCTTTTAAGAGCAGGTGCAACAGGTGGCCTTGCCACTTACTATGCTTTTGCAAGTTATCAAGAATTAGTAGGAAAATTGTTTGGAAGTTTTATACAGTTTCACTATGACAATGCCACTAAACAGTTGACTATCACACAAAGACCAAGAGCAGATAACGAAACAATT